TTTTTGTTGTGAAATAGGACTTTTAAGGTAGCCCGTTTTACCTATAGACTCTATCCCAGGAATCGAACCTGGTATACTTAGAGCTCTATCACCTGCTCTTAGCATACTACCATAATAGAGTTAAGCATATTACTTATATACCGCCATATGCTAGAGCGGTCACAGCTTATTTACTTACTTACAAGAGCACAGTTTTCGTACTTCTCAGACTCTAGTGCTTCGAGTCCGTAGCGTACGTCAACAATGGGCGGTGAAACTTGACGCCCATTCCCGTTTATTATACATAGAACGGGGTTCGTACTCTTATTAAATAGCCACCATTTGAATTCTTCTATATCAGAGGGGTCTATAAAATCCTCCAGGAGTACTGCTTGTTCCTCTTGGATTCCTTCTCCTCTGATAAGAGATTCAACTGCATGTACTATCATTTTCTGATCCGTAGAAAGAAACTCTTCCTCTTGAACCTTACTTATAATCAGCTCACGCACTCCTTTCTCTAGGGTAACGAGAAAGGTGGTTTTTGCTATTGTAATCATAACTACCTCCTTAGGTAATGATGCTGCTTTAACCCACTCTAAGCGTGGACATAGCGCAGAGCTCATTCTCTGAGCTATGCTTGAACCTTTGCAGCGTTAGTTCGGTTTAAAAAAAAGAGGGCAGCCGAAGCCACCCTCTTTTTGTTTATTTATTGCAGCTTAACAATCCGGCCTATTTGTACGGATAGTGGAAACCCCTTGCGTACCCAAGCCACTGAGAAGTGGCTATCCCCAAAGCAAAACTGGAAGCATACGCCTCCTATGGATTCGGGGCTCCTGGTTACTTTCAATGGTGTACCATTAAAAATCTGTACCAATTTTATATACCGTCTCTCATCTTCCGGTTTTCTGTAGTAAGGCCATTGTCTTACCATCTGTGAGCACATTTGTGAATGCATTTTATTCTCCTTTTGTTAGGTTGGGAATGACCCCAGTTGCCTACATTAACTGTAGGGCTTTCTTTTAAACCCTCCTCACGGCTATCGCTCAATAAAGACGCGTTAGTTCGGGTTTAAAAAAAGAGCCTCTATACGAAGTGGGGCCAGCTCGAAACGCCCACTAAGGAATCATATATAATATATAATTCATATGCGCCCCGCCCAGCACCGCCACACCCATCTATGCGTCCCTAAACTCCCACGTCTCCCGCGCCTCCCGCGCCTCTCGCGCCGCATCCAACAAGCCTCACACAGCGCCGCCGTCACCAAGCACCTTAGAATCACTCGCCGCTTCCCAGCTTCGCCCCGGTTCGAAAGATCCCTAGAAACACCGGGGGCTCCCATTCCCTATATTATTCGCTGCTCTGAATCTTCCTTAGTATATTATAAAAATAAATATTTTCATTCCCTATAAGCTGTTTCATTTTGTTACGTCCCATAGCGTTACATTGTGTATCATGCTATTACGAATCTTTGCTGTTTTGGGCCGATTTCGGGTTTGGCACGGGTCTTGTATTACTGGGGTATAACTAACTAATATAGGAGAACATAAATATGTTTAAAATACTAAAGACAATTAAAAGCACGAGCGGACAGTCACTTGCAGAATTTGCTGTGGTTACAGCGATGATGGGTACCATGGCTACAGTTGCTGCACCTAAATTTTCAGGTGTTGGTGAAGGTGCTAAAGAGAAAAAATCATTTTCCACTATTGATAATATAGTTAAAGCGGCTAATAACTTCTATAACTCTAAAGTATCAAGTGAAGGTCGTGGAAGGTTTCCAGGACAAGAAAAATTCGATAGAGTTGTAGGTGGTTATGGAGCTGATAATGCTAACATTACAGAAATCATAGCAGCCCGTGAAGCTGTTGAAGCGGCTTTAGCATCTGGTGGATTTGAGGGTTATGCAGATACAGAAGGTGGGAATTGGCGTTCTGTTTTTGGAATAGCGAATCCAGATGCACCAATTTCAAATGTAAATGTGAATGATGTAAATGTAATAGACGATGATGGAGCAATGGTCGGTTCAAATGAGTTCTTAATAGAATTTGGAGACCAGGCTATCAAATCACCATTTCAGGATGGACACTATATCTATGCTGTCGTTCCTGGTGGCGGAAGTGGTAACTCTGCTGAAGCGCCAACTCTTTATGTTGCAGATTTAGAAAATCCAGCATTATTAAACAAAGAACTTAGACCATAGAGGAATTAATCATGAAAGATAATAAAGGTTTTACTTTAATTGAGCTTGTCATGGTTACTATTATACTAGGTATATTAGCTGCAGTTGCTATTCCTCGTTATGCAAATACAATTACGCGTGCAGAAATTTCGGCAGAGAAGGCGTTTGTAAATAGCATTTGGACAGGATTGGAAGCAGAAGCTGAGAATAGATTAATAGAGACTGGTAGAGAATCATGGCCAGGTCATCCATTATCAGTAATACAGAGAACTCGTAATGTTATAGTTACTATGACGCTTGGTATTCCTGATGAAGATAATGAATGGCAGTTTGATAAAACTACATTAACGTCACCTGCTATTTTTCATCGAAGAGCTAATGATGAAATATGGTATTATTCATACGATTCAACAGCATTTGGATTAGATGAAGATCCTACCGAGTATATTGCTGCTCAGTAACTTAGCATTTAGTCAAGGGGTAGATGATACTCTATCCCTTGATTGGGATGTTTCTTGGGAAGAAGTAGAGGAAGTAACTACTAAAGAGTATTCCATAGAATATATAACCCATACAGCCGGGGTACGCGGAGACGAAGCAGAGGATGAAATATTATTACATCTCTGGTATCGTAAAAAAGCGAAAAGAAAGGTTGTAACATATTAAATAATAGTTGTAATTTATACCTATGACAGAATCCAAGATTCTTATAATTAAAGGGAAAGAGTACACCGATATAAAGCACCTTCTGTTCAGTATTGATGATGAATATGGTAGCTGTATAGATTTTACCTTAGGTCATGATAAATTTATAAAAGATTTTGAGCTAGGTCAACAAGTTCTTTTTCTCTCGGCAGAAGGAGCAATGACCCTTAAAGTTAAGAATCTAGATCAGAATCGAACCTATGATTCTATTATTACGTCTCATTTATATACCACTGTTGTGAGCAGGAGAGACCTCACAGAAGAAGAGTTTACGAAACTATTTGTTTTGAATTTATGAGTCTCTAAGAGCTCATATTCTAGTGACATATCTTATGTATATGAAAAACGTTGCTAGACAACTTCACTTAACTTTATTACTAATCACAAGCGTATTGATAGGAATCGCCTTATCAAATTACGTCCCTTCTGAAGATGTGCAAAGAATATTCTTTTTTGCATTCATGACAGCTGCATCCAAGCACGCATCTAAAATAAATAATATATTTAAATAGGAATCTATATGAGCAAACGTAAAAAGAAACAAAATGGGATAGATCCATCCTTACCTCCTTCCTCTGCTACATTAGGGAGAAATAGAGTTGGGATTAGATCTTTAAGAAATACACAAATTAATCCAGAATTTTGGACACGTAAACAAGAGGAACTTTATAATACTATTTTAAAGCAGCCTCTCACTTTTACTACTGGACCAGCTGGAACTGGAAAAACCTATATAGCTGCTTTAGCCGCTTTAATGGTACTTAAAGATAAAGAGCATAAAATAAAAAAGATTTTTATTACTAAGCCCCTGGTGGAGGCTGGCGAAAAACTAGGCTTCTTGCCGGGCTCGGTTGAAGAAAAAACAGATCCTTTTATGTTTTCGTTTTATATGAACATACAAAAAATTGCCGGCAAAGGTGTTGCAGATATAATGCTGAAAGATAAAACGGTAGAGGTTCTACCTCTGGCGTATATGCGAGGCATTACTTTGGAAAATTGCGTTGCGATTTTAGATGAAACACAGAATACCTCACCTACCCAGGTAAAAATGTTTTTGTCGCGTCTAGGTAGAAATGCAAAACTTGTTGTTGCAGGAGATGAAAAGCAAAAAGATACCCATCTGCAAGTTAATGGTTTAACAGATGCAGTGACTCGTTTAAAAGAGTTTGATAAAAGAATAGGCGTAGTTTGCTTCGAAAAAGAAGATATTATTCGACATAGTCTTGTTACAAAAATTCTTGAAGCTTATGAAGAATAAGCTTGCATTGTATACTCAAAAAGTCTTAAATTTAACTAATGAATAAATTAAAAGATTCTAATATTACGCTGAATCATAAGACACATATTTACAGTCTTAAAGATGATCCAGATTTTAAGTTTACTAGTTCAACAACTTTTATACATAAATTTTTTGAACCCTTTAATAAATGGAAGGTAGCTGCTAAGTTACTTAAGCTTCCTAAATACGAAGGCATGACTCGTGATGAGTTATTCGCAGACTGGAAAGCTTCCTCCGTTAGGGGCACAAAAATTCATGCAGAGATGGAGTATTATATTCAGGATGGAACATTTCCAGAAAGTATTCCAGGTACCTTTGGACAACAGTGGGTAGATTCTGCAATACCTGCGCATTGTGAATTGTTACCTGAAGTAATAGTTTATAGTAAAGAAATGGGAATCGCTGGCATGATTGATTTATTGGTATATAATCCGGAGGATGAAGGATATACCTTAGTAGATTGGAAAACTAATAAAAAAATTAATAAAAATTCTTTTAGAGGTAAAGCAGGTATTAAACCAGCTACTCTAGGTGTTGAAGATTGTAATTTTAATCATTATTCTTTGCAGCTATCTCTATATAGATATATGTTAGAAGAATACTATGGGTTGAAAATAAAGAACCAGTATCTGGTACATCTGACAGACGCCGGCGCAGAATCTTTAGTCTGTCCTTACATGAAAGAAACTATAAAAGAAATGCTAGAGTAAAGTCAACTTCACCGGTGAAGTTGGTTTAAAAGAAATGGAGAAAATCGAAAAACTAACACAACAGAAATTGCAAAAGCAAGTTAGCTTTTTAAAAGCTGAACTTGAAGAAACTTTTGCATTATTCCAAGAAGCTACAAAAACTTTTGTAGAGGAGTTTGGGCCAACAAAACCAGATATGACTACTCCTGAAAAGTATGTTGAATCTGTTAAAATGTTACCCGTTTTTGATATTCCAAAAAAAGAAACTCTAGTGATCTTTAAGAAAATTTCTCAAAAAATTCATCCTGATAAATTAGATTCTAAGAAATTACCAGATTCCTTAAAACAAAGTTTTGAAAAACAGTACACTTTAGCGCGCGAATCCGTGGATAACAGGGACTGGTTTACACTAGTAGACATTGCTAATTCTTTAGATATAAATATAACTTATACTTTAAATAATTTAACTAGTACGATAGATGGCTTATCTAATAGAATTAATGAGTTAAAAACAACTTTGGCTTGGAAATGGCATTTTAGTGATAAGACTGAAGATATTAGAAAAAGAGTGGAGAAACAACTTGAACAAGTCAACACCTCCTTATAAAATAGAATATACAGCGGATACCTTTGCGGAGTATCTTTTAGATCTCCTAGAAGAGAAGGATGAAGAATATTATGAAATTCCGGCTAGTTTTTTAACATCATTAGCTGATTATTTAGATGATGTATTAGTATGGAGTCTAAAACAAGGTTTGTCTTCCAATAATTATTTATCATATGAGGGAAAAGTTCCTCGTTTTAAAATATTACAATATCTTGGTGCTCTTATGTCTGTGATAAAAAATAGCGATATTAAATTAAAAATATTTATACATTTATTATGAAGAAAAAAGAAATAAAAAGTTGTGGAATTGACGAAGCTGGTAGAGGTTCTTTAATAGGTCCCATGGTACTTGTTGGTTTATCTGCAGATAAAGTTACTAGGGCGAAATTAAGAAAACTAGGTGTCAGGGATTCTAAACTCCTTAGTAAAAAGAAGAGAGAATCATTATATGAACAGATTATAGATATAACAGATTTTAAGATTATATGTATTTCGGCAAAGGAGATTGACATAGCTGTTCTAGGAAAAGAGGGAACTTTAAATACACTAGAAGCAGATAAAACTGTTGAGATTATTGAAAGTTTACAGCCTCAAAAGGCTTATATTGATTGCCCTTCTATAAACATTTCTAAGTATAAGAAGGAAATGGAAAATACATTAATTTCCAAAATAAAGCTTGTACCTAAACATAAAGCAGATGTAAATTACATAGAAGTTGCAGCGGCAAGTATTATAGCTAAAGTAACCAGAGATAAGGAGATTGAAAAGATTAAAAATAAATATAATATTGAATTTGGTTCTGGTTACCCTGCCGATAGCCGAACTGTTGATTTCTTAAAAGAAAGTAAAGGTAATTATCCAATATTTAGAAAATCATGGGCAACATGGAAAAGATATATAAAAGACTAAAGGGGGCTGTAGCTCAGTTGGGAGAGCGCCTCCCTTGCACGGAGGATGTCGCAGGTTCAAGTCCTGTCAGCTCCACAAATTCCGAAAAAGGGTTTGTAGTAATGCGATTCAAACCAGAAACCCTGCGAGCGAGTTTAACTCCTTTCTCTCGCTCAAAACTCGATAAGTTCCGGTTTTTACTCCTTTCTTCCGGAAAAGCTCAGCTGTTAGGGATCGCACTTATTTTTGGAATAGGAAGCTGTGTGTTGCCTCCTTCTCAACCTGCTCCGTGGTTAAAGGATTCCAGCGGAGTGCAACATTTTTATGCGGATCCTCTAGTCGAAGGAGAACGCATATGGTGTTTAATTCATGAAGAATATGAAATAGTAGAAAAAGTACAAACTAATGAAAGATAAATTATACCAATACCAAGCTGTCTGTGTTCGTATTGTTGATGGAGATACTGTGGATGCTATGATCGATTTAGGTTTTGATACCTGGGTAAAACGTAGAGTACGTTTACATGGCATTAATGCTCCGGAAAGTAGAACACGAGATGCTGAAGAAAAGAAAAAAGGGCTAGAATCAAAGGCCCGATTGAAAGAACTTATTCTAGATGAAGATTTTATTCTAGAATCTAAAGGAATAGGAAAATATGGTAGATGTTTGGGAGTTATTCACTGCCACGGACATAACATCAACCAGCAGATGATAGATGAAGGATATGCCGACGAGTACGAATAACCAATCCTTATATCTATATTACTTAGTTATTATATTACTAGTATTATTATAACATTAACTTAGTATATAATATTAATAACTAGTATTAATAAAGATAACAAGTAACAATAACATAATAAGAAGTATAGTATCATGATTATATGATGCTTAATATAGGAGACACAAATATGTTTTCATTCAGTGATAAATCATGGTGGACCAGCAAAACTTTCTGGACTGCCATAGTAACCTTCGCAGTTGGTGGCTTAGAAGCTACAGGGTATTCTGTACCCGTATATGCTTTAGAAATGCTTGCTGCATTTGGTTTATTTGCATTACGTGATGCTGTCAATAAGTAACAACATTAACGTTAATTGAAAGAGTAAAAGGGGTACCTCGGTATCCCTTTTTTGTTTAAGTACTATGACATAACTAAATTGATAAGATATCTTTAATTCAATCTCAAAGAAGGTGCTTTATTTAATTAATTAATTAGGAGAAATAAAAGATGAGTTCATGGAAAAAAGTCTTGGTTCACCAAGGAGTAGTTCCCGATGATTTAGCAGCAAGTGGTACCAATGGACAGGTACTTGCGGTTAATGGTGCAGGAGCATTAGCTTGGGCAGATGATAGTGATTACACTGATACCGAAGCTATAGCTGCTATTAATGGTGAAACAAGTCTAGATATAGATATTACAGGTAATGCTGCAACTGTTACAAACGGTGTGTACAATACAGGCAGTATTACGCAATTAAGTGACGTAACAAGTGCAGGATCTGGGGCCATAATTACCGTCGCAGAGCGTGTAGGTTTTGGAAGTGCTTATGCACTAGCTTCCGGGGCTACTAGCGCTAATACAGCCGAAAAAATTGTAAAAAGAGATGCCAGCGGGAATTTTAGTGCTGGTCAAATAACAGCAGATGCTTTTGTAGGAAATATAACAGGAGATGTAACTGGTAATGCTTCAGGTAATGCTGCAACTGTTACAAACGGTGTGTATACTACTGGAGATCAAAATATCGGAGGAAATAAAACATTTAATGATAATGTTACTGTTTCTGGTACTTTAAGAGTTACAGGGTCATCTACTTCTGTAGACACTACACATTTAAAAGTACAAGATCAAGTACTGGAAATAAACTATGATGCAGCAACTTCTGCATATGCTACTACTGACTCTGCTATTATTTTAGGACATGCTAATCACGCAAATGGAGCAAAAATTATTAACCATGCTGGTACTGGATTACGTTTTACTACAATGGATGCAACCGATGTTATAGGCGCCGGTGGCTATGTAGAGGGCGGAACAACTACTGCTGGGGATTATGCAAGCATAAAAGCAAAAAACATGGTTTCTTCAGCTAAAGTCTCTGGTACTTTTGCTAATTTTGCAAATAGTGCAGGGCCACCCAGCCCGACAGTTGGTGATTTGTATTATGATAGCAGTGACGATGAACTAAAAATTTACATTTAACTAGGAGGGTATACTAATGGCTTTTAAAGAAGTTTTAATATCAGGAAGCGTAACTCCTAGTAATTTATTAGCAGGCGGTGCTAGCACTAATGTTTTAAAAACAGACGCAACTGCTCTATATTGGGGTTCTGATTCTTCATACAGCAATGCAGATGCCATTGCCGCGGTAGAAGCACATGGAAGCGCTTTTACTGTAGATGTTACTGGAAATGCAGCTGAAGTTTCAGGAACCGATGATACGAATGTTGCGGGTTCTGGTCAAACTGGGATTGCATATCAAGCTGTATTAATTCATACTGGTGTTAATGTTTTTAACGATATGGATGCTAACAATGTTACAGCAAAGGGTTCCGGCGCAATTATAACTGCCGCAGAGCGAACTAATTTTACATCGGCTCATACTGATTTCAGTGCATCTACTAAAGAAAATACCGAAAGCACTATTGTCAAAAGGGCTACTGCCTCATCAGAAGAAGATAATCCTAACGGATTCGCGGCTGGAACAATAACAGCTACTTTTGTAGGTGATCTTACAGGTAATGTAACGGGAGACGTATCTCTAAATGCAGCAGATGCCGGAGGCCCAGATGATTCAGTTCTTTGGGGCGGCCCTGCTGGTTCTGGCGAGATCTATTCTACAGTAAAAACA